ACTAATGGTAAAGGTATAGCAATAAGACTTTATGAAAGTGGAGTTTTAGAAAGTGGTACTGTTTATCAAATGGCTAACCAAGATTGTGCAACAAGTTTTTTTGCAGAAGATAGAGGCACTACAAAAAATGCTTTTAGATTTGCTAATAATACTTCAACAAGTTATACACAAAGTAACATTAATGGATATTTATATTTTTATAATTTTTTAGACAGTGCAAAATATAGTTTTGCAACAACACACTTTTCTGGTTGGAGTAATAGTAATGAAATTCAATCAACATTTGGCTCAAATGCTTTACCTCAAGCAAGTACTGTAAATAAATTTCAAATTATGGCTTATGATGTTGGTGCATTTACAGGTTCATTTTCCCTATATGGCATAAAGGAATACTCATAATGGCTACTAATTTACAGTTTATAAAATCTGCTAGTGGAAGTGGTGTTAATGAATTTAGTATAACTGATTGCTTTAGTGCTAGTTATGATGTGTATAAAATATATGTTGTTGATTATCAGCAAAGCCATACCACTTATCCTTATCTTAGATTTATAAATGCAAGTGGTGTAGATAGTTCATCTAATTATGATTATGCAGGATTGCAGTTGTGGGCAAATACAACTTTTGGAGAAAATAAAAATACAGGACAAAATGCTATGTATGATGTTATAGGTTATTCACAAGCTAGTCAGCCAATGGGTGGTATAAGTTTTGATATATTCAATCCTTATGACAGTTCTAGTTATACTTTTATGAAATGTCAAAGTGCCACTAATAGTTATCAACCAGCAGTTGGAGTAAAAAGCATTGGAGTACAAAAAGTAGCACAACAAGTAACAGGTTTTGCTTTGGGTTTTGGTAGCACTTACACTTTTACAAACATAACAGTTAATGTATATGGAGTTAAATAATGGCTGGTAGCTTAATAAAAATACAAGAAGTTGTAGCTAGTAATAGTGCGAATGTAACACTCACAGGAATGTCAAGCACTTATAATGTGTATAAATTTGTAATGACAAATGTTATACCAATTAATGATAATGTTCATACATTTGCAAGATTTACAGAGAGTGGAACACCAAACACTACTTCAAATTATGACGCAGCTTATAAAAATTTAAATACTTCCTCTTTTAGTAATAGTAGTTATACAAACAGAGATAATTTTTATCTAATAAATAACTATATTGGAACACCAACAGGGGAAACAGGACAAGCAGTTTGCTACATATTCAATTCACAAGAAAGTGGGGAATATACTTTTATCACGCAAGAAATAACTTCAGCAGGACATACTTATTCATTATGGGGAAATCAAGGTGGTGGCGTGATGACCGTTAGTAGCGTTGTTGACGGCATACAAATTTATATGGAGAGTGGAAACATAGCAAGTGGAATATTCAGTTTATATGGACTACGCAAATAAAATTTAAATAAAGTATGATAAGATAGAAAGGATAATTATGGCAACATTAGAAGAACTAACAGTAGTAGCAACTCAAGAGATTGAGGACGCTAAACCTATGAAAGCACAAGTTAACAATGAAGTGCGAGAGTTTACTGAAGCTGAATACGACCAAGCAATTGTAGACCTAGCTAATAGTAAGTTTGACCAACAAGAAAATGGTTATAAAACTGCTAGACAAGAAGCGTATGGATCTATTGCTGACCAGTTAGATATGCAATACCACGACCTAGTTGACGACACAACTACTTGGAAAAATCATATTGCTAAAGTTAAATCAGATAATCCTAAACCCTCTTAAAGTTTTGTGATACAATCCCAATATGGATTTCATAATTGGGTTTTTAATAGGTTATTTTTTAAAAGAAATTAGCAAATATCTTAAAAGAATAAGTCAATGGGACTTAGATAATCGTACCTATAATAAAGATTGGGATTCTTGGGAATATACTAGTCCAGAAGATTTACCATAATGACTCACCCAGACAATCAATTTTCGCAAAAGGAGTTACTAAGAATGGTCATTGACAGACTAGATAGACTAGAAGAAAAACTAGACAATAAATTGGACAAATCAGAATTTTATAAAGTTTTAGGGCTAGTTGCCACAGTTATATTAATAGTCGGCAGCTATAACATGTAGTGCTAAGAATTTGCTTAGCTTTATTTTTATTAATACCTACACCTGTATTCGCAGATGAAGTACCTGGCGAAGTTACAGTTAATGAAGCGTTTGAAGATGATACATACGAAACAGGTTTAACTATTAGTGGTGGTAGTACTGATGCGTATATTTACTGTAATGAACAAGGAAGATATGGAACTACAGATTGTTCATTAGCTTTACAAAGTGGTACTTATCTATTTGAATTTGCAGAAGATGTATATGAAATAGGATTTTTAATTGGTGCAGTAAATAATACTTATGATGTAAAGTATTACTACTCTGATGAAACAGATGAAACTATAAACAAAGCAGGTCAATCTTGGGGGGAAGATGGCAATACTATGTATGATGATTTCTACAAATCATTTACTGATTACAACAATGATGAAGCTAACACAGATAAATTTATTACAAAGTTTGAAGTTATATTAACTGATATATCTGTATTAGATACATTGTACTGGCAATATGTAGATGAAAGTACTATTCCTACTACAACTACTACTACCACTACAACTACTACTACCACTACAACAGTACCTCCAGAGCCAGAACCTGAGCCAGAACCTTATATACCTCCACCTCCACCGCCTCCAACACCAGAAGAAATAATTGTAGATATAGTGGTAGAAGGTGTTGATAAAACCTATACACAAGCTGATGTCAATGATGGAACTATAGAGCGTGACCAGGAGCGTATAGATAATGAAGTAGAGTTTGGTTGCTTTATGACTAATGCACAAATAGAACGCGGTGATTGTATTATTATAATAGAAGAAGAAATTACAGATGAAGAAATTATTATTGAAGAAGCTATTGTTGAAGATAAACCAGATGTGGATATCATCATTCCTGAGGATGATGTTGTTGTACTCGACCCACCTAAAGAGGAAGAACTTGAAGATGAAGTGGTGGAGTTTGAAGAATTACCTATTGAGTTTGAAGTTATTGAATTTGATTTGGAAGACATTGTTATCGAAGACGTGGTGGAAATACCAATACCAGTTGAAGTTATAGAAGAGGAGATTTTAGATGAAGAAATTAAAGAGGATGTCCAGGAAGTTTTGGATGAGCCGATACAGGAAGTTGTTGTTGAAGATGCGCCAACCACAACACTACCAAGAGTGGAAGAAGAAGAACCTTTAGAACTTACCGAAGAAGAAGTTGCTATTGAAGTAGCTGAAGTTGAAGAAATTATAGAAGATATTGTTATTGAAGAAGCAACTGTTGAAGAAGTTGTTGAAGTACTAGAACAAGTCAACGACATTGGTGTGCAAAATCTATCCCAAGCCACAGAGGAAACACAGGAGATCATACAAGAGGTTGTCGAAGAAGCTATAACAGAGATTGAAGAACTTACTGAAGAACAGGTAGAAGTTGTCGCCGAGATACTACAGGTAGAGGCAGAGGATGTGGCTATTATTGCCGAGTCTGTAAAAGACGATGAAATAGTAGCAGAAGCAGTTGAGGAATATATAGAAAGAGCAGTAGAAAACTCTGATGTTGAAAATTACACACTTGCTGATGTCGTAACAGAAATATCTTACGAATCATTCATAGAAAATCCTATAGAGACCTTCGTAGATTTTGATAATTTACAAGACATAACTATTTCTAACATAGGAGATGATATGACTGCTGATCAGAAGGAAAAAGCTCAAGAGGTTGTAGTGCCAGTTATTTTGACTAGAATAGCTACTATGGCAGCTTTCGTATTTAGGAGAGGTAATGTTTAAAAAACTATGGAAATGGTTGATTGCAGCATTAAAAGAAACATTAAACCTTAGTTGGACTTTGGTTGGTTTAGTTATTGCCACTTTAACACTCACAGGGAGTGCTCAACAAGTTACAGGGTTAGCAACCGTAATTACTTTAGTAGTTTGGTTATTAACTTTGGGATTCAGAAATGGTAAATAAATGCGCTTGCGAGATACTTTGTTGTGGATGCGCAAGTCATTGTCCCACTAGGAAGAAAGGAAAAAAATGAAATTACAAGTTATTAGAACTCAGCTAGGAAAAGATGCGACCAATGGTCTTTTGTTTGTTGATGGTATTTTTGAATGTTTTACATTAGAAGATCAGTATCAAGAGACAAAAGTTATGCACGAAACTTGCATACCTGAAGGAGAGTACGATATAAAACTAAGAACAGTTGGAGGTTTTAACGAAAGATATACTAAAAAGTATCCTACGTTTCACAGAGGGATGCTTTGGCTGCAAGATGTTCCTGGATTCGAGTGGATCTTAATCCACCAGGGGAACACGGACGAGCATACCAGTGGGTGTCTCATTGTCGGAAATTCTCAACAAGATTTAGATGTCAATTTTAATGGTATGGTCGGCTCAAGTGCAGATGCGTACAAGAAACTATATAGAAAAGTTTCTGGAGCCATACTTAAAAATGATAAGGTCACAATAGAATACAGTAAAATAATGTTAGACAAGGAGGAGAGAACTTCTTGTTGTGGTTGTGAAAAAATAGACAATATTCTAGATGGTGTAAGCCAGATAGAAAAAAAGTTAAAATTAAGTAAATTAATAGAATAAAAGGAGAAATATGTCAGAAGAACTTAAAGACATGCTTGAAAGAACCAGTTGGACCTTCATTGAAGCGTTCATTGGTGCGTTAACAGTTGCTCCTCTAGTTGGTGTAGATGCTGAAGTACTTCAGTTAGCTGCATTAGCTGGTGGTGGTGCTGCTTTAGCGGTAATTAAAACTTACGCTAAAAAGCAGGTGAGTAAATAATGCCTAAATATGGTTCGAAAAAGTTAAAGAAAAAAGCTAACGTTGGTGGCTTTAAAAAGAAATAAAAAAAGAATCCTGAGCTATTGCTAGTCCAGGATTCTTTTAACGTACATAACTGAAAGAGAGTAGTTATGTTAAGTGTATTATAGGGTATTAGAAAGGAATTTCATCCTTATCTTCTACTTTAGTTTTGCCTACTGTTGGAAAGGTTTTCACAATGTTTAGGTATTCACTATCTTCTTCTTTATCTAACTCAACACCGATATAAGCACCGATATATTCATTAGGGTCAAAAGATACGTCTCCTTCAGATACTTCTATCTTAAGAGCTTTCATAACCTCAATCATTTTCCATTTGGAATTCTTAGTAAACATTGTCCACATTTTGAATGTAACGCCTTTTACTTCAATTTCCCAAACCCAACCTTCGTTGTCAGATGCACTTAAGTGATCTTTCACAGAAAGAATTTTACCCTCGTAATCTCCTGCTTCTAGATCGAACTTAGCTGCACCCTTCAGGTCGTCTTCAGCTATTCTTATTTTCTTGGCTTCCACCATTTTTAACCTCCAATTGGTTATAGAGAAAGTAATCATCTTGTGCCCATAGGTGTAAACCTAAACCTACTCTCATAGCGCAACGCTTATGAGCATCAGATATAGCAAGTTTTAATCTCTCGCCATTGTTCATTCTTTCTCCTGTTTTCTTATTTGTTAATTTATATGGTTTATCAACTGAGCCGCTTTCTTCCATTACTATTTCTTTACCATCAATAGTAAGTGTTAAACGTAAAACAACACCAGTCAATGTATGACCATACTCTTTATGTTCATCATAGATTTCTCGTACGACAGTTTGTCCGTAAGGACCACAATGCAACAACAATCTTTGAGTGACTGCACTATGCTCTACATAGTCGCCAAACTTTCCTGGAGCTGCACCTTTAACTAGACCAGCAAATGGTTTAGCTAAATTCTTAAGATCTAACATATCTTTCACCTTCTTCCATACTTGTAGCCCACTTAGGAGCAGAGGCAGTATTACAATTTATTACTTGTAAACTGTCAGTCTCTGCAAAGTTACGTTCTAAAAACGTATCACGGATAACCTCTGTTCTCCTACCTCTTTTTGATGCTATTGCATCTAAAGCTCTTAACTTAGGAACAAAAGTAGGACCAACAATTGCACACAATGTCTGCACTTGGTCATCTGTGATGTCCTCTAGCAACCACCTAAAAAAATTAGGTAGTTCTGGAACTTTATACTTGTATGATTTAGAAGTATGAAAAACTGTATCTCCTAATTTGTATGAGCCTTTTTCTGAAACATCTTTGCTAATGTATGTATCAGTAAAAGCTTTAACTCTTTTAGTAGCATCCTGCGCGCTTGATATAGGTAATCTTGCGACTACTAGATTTTCCAAAGGAGCAGAGCTAATAAACTCTCCAACCTCTGTATTCTCCATCTCATCTACACCATAAACTTCTTTAGATAAATCTAAAGCTTCGGATACTGATTGTATAATTTTCATATTTCCTCCAATATTATTACTATATACAGTTTGTAGTTATAACTTTATAAAATTGATAAATTATCCCAACCATCTTTGTTAACAGTTAGAGTTAGCACTCCAGGATGCGCCCAGAGACCTGTCCTTGCCGTAAAATCAAGGCTTTTGTCAATTGCGGGACATTGGAACCAAGTTCTATCTCCTTGTTGTAGAGAGCGAAAATGATGATAATGAGCAGATATTAGAATATTGCTCTCTCCTGGTGGTAAAAACCCAAACATTTGACCTTTCCACCAATTAAGTATCTTATTTGTTGGATCTCCACCGCCACCAGTCATGTGTCCGTGAGTAAATGCTACTTTTTGTCCGTATATATCTAATACTTGATGAAAATCTGTCGCAACATCTACTTTTACCTTGTTATAGCGTGGATTTTCAGCCATTATCTCTCCACATATCTCTAAATGCATAGTATCGCTATTGTCTAAGCGTGAAGTAGTCACATTTCCTTTCCCAGAGCGTGACATTTCGCCATGATTACCTGGAACACCAGCTAAAATAATGTCATCTACTAAAGGTAAGAATGTATCTACACATCTCATTATTAATTTTCTAGCTAAATGGTATTGTTCTTTTAGCGACAATTCTATGTTGTGAGGTTGAGAATCATAAAAACCGTGACAATTTTCAGTAAGATCACCCATTCCCACAAGATAAACTGACTTAATTTTAATTCCAGATTTTCTTAAATCCTTAATTCTTTGAACTGCAGAAGTTAAACCTAGTTCTAATCTTTTTACAGTAGCATCAACACCTAAATCAGATTTTCCTAATTGCCAATCTGCAAGCATAAACAAAAAAGCAGTATCTCCGCCTCTTTTTTTAACTTTTAATTTAGGTTTCTTGCTTATTTCTTTGAAAAGTTCAGCAACATACTCATCTTTAAGAGGATCTTTTTTGCGAACTATACCTTTAAAAGCATAGAATGTTTCAACAGTTCCACCTTTTAATTGAGTATTCCAGCTAGATGCCTTTACGACACCATCTATTTCGTAATGTTCAGGGTCAAAGCCCCATTGTTTTAGTATGTTGTCAAAATTATCTTTGTAATTTTTGTCAGTACCAACGTGAGTTATTTCACCAATACCAATAGATTCTTCAAATTCATATTTGGGTTGCCACCCAGTTGGATAATAATTATTTCCTAAGTCTTGATCTTTCGGCATAGACACCTCCAGTTTTATTCATTTATGTTAAAGCCTTGAAACATTTTCTCTATTTCATACTTTAACTCAGCCTCTGCTTTACTGGTAGGATACCTTCCTGGATAATTAATTGAGTTCTTTTGAATTATTTGTTCAGTAATGTATAATGCACTATTTATTGTTGACATTAAAAAATCAGAATCCATAGCTTCCCTAATTTGTATATACAAACCACAGATAACCATTAACACATCTTCTGCTCGTACTTCATTATCAAATTCTTCTACTGTTTTTTTAAAATCATTTAATATTTTTGTAGCAAATGGTGTAATCTCAAATGGATTAAAATCGTCTTCTCCTGAAAAAAATGATTCGTTTATATCTGACATATTGATAGGATAGCATAACTGAAGTTATTGGAGGATAATGAATAATACTTTAAAAGATTCGCTTGACATAATGTGTACTGTTTGGGCAAACAATGGAGGTGGCTTTGCTTACCTCTCAGAAAAGAATGGTCAATGGAAAGATCACAAAATAAATTGGGCGAACTATGTTAAACTAAAAAACTTTGTTTATAAACAAAACCCAGAGACAGACATTTACTGGACACCGCTTTGTTTTGAAGATAATAATTCTAGGAAAGCTATCAATGTTAAAAAAGAACAAGGTTGTCTTTTCGTTGATGTAGACGAATTAAATGTTGAATGGAAAGGTGGCATTAAATTAGCACCAGAGCCATCAATAGTTTGGACTACTAGCAAAACAAGATGGCAGGCAATTTGGTTGCTTGATGATTTAATTACTTTAGAAGAGCAGCAAGATATGAACAGAAGGTTGGTGTATCACATAGATGCAGACAAAGGTGCTTGGGATGCTGCAAGAGTATTAAGAGTGCCTGGATCTATCAACGCTAAAAGAAATGGTGTGGTTGGAAAGATTAAGAAAATGGATTTTGATTGTTATTACACTCTTGATGATTTTGATGCAATACCAAATGTTGAATCTAATATTGTTATAGAAAAACCTTTGCCAGAAAAATTGTCTGGCTTTAAAATTGATGAACTACCTTTAGAAGTACAGTATTGGGTAACAATGTCACAAGAAGAATATAGAAAACATAATGATATTGACAGAAGTGACTTAATTTATAAATTGTCTATTAAATTAATAAAGAATAATTATTCTGTTGAAGATGTTTTTTTTATACTACAACCTACACAATTTAATAAATTTAAGCAACGCCCTAAAACTTTGTTTAAGGAAATACAGAAAGCTGAACTAACAGTTCGCAAGTAGTCACATTTCCTTACCAAGAGAACTTAACAAAAGCATTTTAAAAATAAAAAAAAATATATAGTGTGCTGATCTCTCAACACACTACATATTAATTATTATTTTATACTTTTATCTTTTTATTTGTTACTATGCTTGGTAATCCAAATCCAAAACAGTCCCAACATATTTTGTCAATGTCATCTACTGTTGCATTTTTCATATCAAAGTTCATATCAAATGGTGCAATAATTTTAACTATTAATGCTTTGATATCGTCATTTACATATTTATTTCGGCTATAACCATTTTTCTTATCGAATAATGATATAGCGTCATTATCATATGTATGCATAACTATCTGTCCAGCAACTTTATTAGCTTTTTCAATAATGTCATCTAATTCATCAAATGGACTATCAACATTGTTATACATTACTATATAATCTGCTAAGCTACCAAATTCCTCAACATAATGGATATAATCCTCACCACCTAGTTGTTGAATATTAGGAACTTCGTCCTCATATACAATTTCACATGCATAACTATCGTATACATAGTTACTAACTAATCGTGTAGTTTTATAGCTTGTATTTGAAAACCAGATACCATTTTCCTCTGTACCTAATTCTTTATTGATAATATAAGTATTTTTATCTAATACTGGATTAACAGTTTGAAATACCATTTTATCTGATCCTATAATCTCGCCAATAAATTCTCGTATGCGCTTAACATTTAGAAAGTTAGGTTGCATATTTTTGAGAAATACTTTATTAAACATTCTTGTATCACTCATTTTATCTGTTGGCTCTACACAATTTAAAACACCATTGTGTGCAAATACTGTTTCATTATTTACATGGAATGGATGACAATTATTAATATCTGTTGTACCTGAAGTTGCGATACGACAATGTATTAATATGTCACTTGTCTTACTGTGTTCTTTTTGTATATCCATAACTCTTGTTACGAACTCTTTACTATCCATAGTTTTGAATACTTTTATTTCATCATTATCTATGTATGAAACACCAAAACCATGTCCATTATTATTTGTCATATTTTCTAAAGTTGATTGATTAATTGTACCAACCCCTTTAGGAACATTTGCGATAATACACATTACCAGTTACCTCCATTATTGTTTTCTATGTTATTTATTTCCATACTATCCGGTTGCATTTGATTATCATCACCATATACCAGTTGCCAACCTAGATTTTTACGCTCTGTATATTTAATCCATTTTCGTTCAACTAAATATTTGAACAAGTTGCTATACGTATTTCTATATGCTTTTATCCACAACAAGTAATATTTTAGATTATGCGCTTTATCTCTAGCTATATCTTGATATGTTAGTTGTGATGTATAATGAAACAACGATTGCGCAAATTCTAGATTTTTAAGTAATCTATCTATTTTTAGATTAGATCTAAAATAACGCAATTCTATTGTACTATTTGATACATTTACTGCACCTCTGTTAGGTGATCGTAATTTATGTTTGGCATATTTAGCAAATTCGTTAGGTTTTTGCAAGTAACACCATTGACTATTACTATCTATTGGTCTTTGTGCAATTGCTGCAATAAATTTAGGATTATCATAATGCATAGATAGAAATGCATAATACTGATAGGTATTATTAAACACATCTTTATCTAAATGTATATGTCCTCCACATGGTCCGTAAAATGCTTTACTCCATTCTGATGCAACTTTAAATGACTGAAATAAATAATCTGCTAATTCCAGTCCAGCACGCCAAGCTCGTAATGTCATAGGCATAGATACATATTCTAAGTCAACTGTAGCGTCATTTTTAACTATCCATACTGGCTCTGAGTTTTTAGTCACTGAACCAAAAGCAATATTTAATTCTGCTAAGAATTTGTATGCTTTTACTCTTGGATTGGCTGCTAAGTTAGAAAGATCATTACTAACATCATCACTATTACAATCTGCATTTTCACAAAATGTTTCTAGTTCTACTTCATGATCTTCATCGTATTCTCTACATTCATCACACTGCATGTATCTAGCAGCATTATTACGATAAATAACTTCTATTTCCATACCCATTGGTACATACTGCATTAAGCTAGGTAAACTACTTTTACCTTGTGTTACAGATTTATAATAGTTATTTTCATTCCATTCTTGTTTGTTATACACTATGAATTCTCCAGTATCTGGATTAAAATCCAATACACTATAACCAAATGGTTTATGGGTATAAGTGAATGGTTTTATTGTTTGCGTATTTATAGGGTAATGTTGTCCTGATATTGCAGCATTTTGTATATCACCTTCATATGATCTTTGTTGCACTTTATTAGGAACACTACTTTTTGCATACGCATCTTTCATAGTTGTTATTAATCGTTCTAGATTTATTGCCGACAATGTATTTACATTCATAAATCCAGGTATTCTTTTTCTGAAATAGCTATCTACAAATCCTAAATTTAAGTTATGCATAGCTACACTATTAACAGTTTGTTTTCTACTACCTTTCATGTTTTATCCTCCACTTTTTCTATAATGTCATGTAGTTTCTTATAACCTTTTACAAAGTCCTTATCTGCTATATAGTGATTAGGACTTGCTTTATACAATCCAATTAAACTATTAGTAGCTAATTCCTCTATATTTTTGCTATATTTAACTATGTCATTTGCCAATTTAACATATTCATTATTTGTCATTTTTACCTTTCTTAGTTTTTTGTAATTTATATTTATTTGTATGTTTTACAGTCCAATGATTATTGCAAACTATATTGTTTTCACAACGGCATGCATTACTCATTTTTTTGCTTTATTCTTTCTAAACGTCCATTAACTACTGCTTGGACGTCTAATAATTGTTCTGTATTTAATCTATCGATTAGTTCTATTATTTCGTATAGCATTTTCACGCCACCTCCATATTTTTAATCGTAAGTACCACAACTTTTGTGATACTATTTCCGTTAGCCAATTTGTTATTACATATGCACCAACTAGATAAACTGGTACACATAACATAAATATTATTTCTAACCTACTCATTTTTACCTTTCTCAACGACTTGTACTACTTTTACAGTTGTTTTACCTTCTGCATAAGCATTCATATGAATTTTTGTCTCATCATATGTGTAACCTTTTCTTAAGCAATTCCACAATTGATAGATTATCTCTGTTAATTCCTCATTTGTTTTTCCCATTACAAACCAACCTGTAAGTTACTAACAAATTCTGGTTGATTTTTAACTGCTAATTGATAACTGTCAAAAATCTCACGATCATCTGCAACTTTTGCACGTCTGGTTGTTACGCCGTCGATATAGAAAAAGAAATAATAACCTCTATCTCTTTTATTTTTAAAGTATCTAACTTCTTGTATTGTTAGATGATTGTGCACA